GAAGTAGGACGCGAGCGTGAAGCCAACGGCGTTGGTCGTGCCACCCGAGGCGATGCGCGCGTGCAGAACGACATCGGCGTCCGCATCCAGGTCCGGAGGCAGCGGGATTTGAAACATAACCTGGTCGTTGTTGGACGAGGCCCATTGCAAGCGCTGGCAACCGTCGGTCGCACCGTTAACGGCGGAGAGGATTGGCGTGGTGTCCGAAGCAAGGACGCCACCGTTGGCGGCCGCGTTGCCCACGTTCATCGTGGACGTTTCCCGCAATGAAGTGAGCGGGATCGGAATGAACGCCTGCGTCGAGAACAAGTGCTGGTACAGTTCCGCGATGGCCGCTTCCACCGTGGTAGCGGTGGTGAAGCCGCCGGCGTCGATCAGCGAATCGCCCCCGAGGCCGTCGGTCGCCAATTGCACCCAGCGGAAAGCGGTCCCGTAGGCCCGGCTTTGCAAGAGGATCATGTCCCCGGCGTCCGCCAGGGTGATCGTCGTGGCGCCGGCGGCGTTGTAGGCACTCGCGACGGTGATCGTGCAATCTCCCCCGTCGGTGAGGAAGTTGATGCACAGTCTTATGCCGGGTCGCACTGGCGCGGCCAGCGTGCGAGTCTCCGCGGTCGCGGTGACGATGTTGACGACGCCGCTCTGGTCGCTCGGGATCGCGCCAGAGGCCCCCGGATCGGTGATCGTGTGCGGTGCTCGGTCCAGTTCGTAGATTTCGTTGTGCGCGCTCATTTCAAACTCCGTCGTAAGTGACCCCGTCCATCGTGACGGCGGTGAAATTCGTGTAGCGGTTGCCCATCTCTCGATAAGAAGATGGATCGCCGTTGTACCCCCAATTGTCGCCCTTCATTTTCGCGTCGAAGTCGATGGACGCGGCCAGCGCTTCGGCGTGTTCTCGTTCGAAGTCTCGACTTGAATCCACTCGAACGGCCGATTCCAGGAGGATCGTCAAAAGAATCGTCCGCGCGTGCGGCGCGCCGCCATGCGGACTGGTCAACTCGGCGGACAGCATGTCGGGGTTGACCTGATAGAGCAGTCGGAGGTCGTACGCGCCGTCCGGCTCGGGGTAAAAGAGCAGCGTGCTCCTCTGCGGGGAGATCGAGGGGTCTGGGACCGGCACGATTGCCGCCCAGGAAGGAACGCCAGTCGCCTCTTCGGCTTCCTTGGCTCGCAACATGCCTTCTCCCACGATGGGGATGGTGGTGCGATGGTCCGAGACGAAATGGATCGCTCCTTCGTAGGCCCCGAAGTCCTCGGGGAGGAGATAGGTCGTCTTTCCAGAGACGGTGGAGAATAGCCAACTCTTGCGGAGGAAGCTCCACTCCCAGCGCTTGCGTGTTTGGGGGACCAACGACGAAAAGAGGAAACGACGCAAGCCGTTGCGGATCGATAGGTCGATCGTCGCAACGGCGTTCGAGTTCCACCCCGAAGTACCGAACCCAAGGTGGAACCCGACTTGCTGTCTCAACTCGTCGTAGGTCAGATCGAGGGACATTGGGTTCCTTACGCGTAACCGTCGGCGTCAGCGGCCGTCCAGCCGAAACGGATCCAGTCGAAGGTCGCGGAACCGGGAGAAGACGCGGTGGCGTTCAGCATGCCAAACACCGGGGTCAGGTTGACGTCCGAGGGGAACGTGGCCGCGGTGAGCGCGGTGGCGCCAAGGCGAGCGGTGGTGTATTCCGCCCCGTTCAAGTAAAACTTGAGCGTATCGTCACCGTCGAAATAGAACCCGACCTTGACGAAGGTGTCAGCCACCAGGGTCAGAGCGTCGGTGAAGGACTGCTGCGTCTGGCCGTCGGCTTTGTAGACGATGTCGATCTTGTCGCCATCGCCTTCGAGCCGGTGGAAGCCGATGAAGTTCTCGTCCGTGAGAGTGCCGTTGGCCGCAAGGACAGACGTGGCCGTAGGAATCAAGTCTTCGTGCAGACCGGCGAAAATACCGTGCTTCGTGTCCGCGATCGTCGAAGATTTGAAGCGGGTTTCGAAAGCAACCTTGCGCTTCGAGCCGCGCGTGACCTGGATCGATGCGCTTCCCAACACGAGGATCGCGCCTTCGTTGTCTCCGTCGGAGAGCAGGTTGATCGCCGAACGATTGGCGATGCCCGCGGAGAGCATCGTCGCGCCGTCGGAGAGGAACACGTTCCAGTTCATCACCGGCAGGGTGGTGTTGGTCGCGTTCTTGGGGAACGCGCGGAAATCCTCATGGAAGAGGAAACCGATCGAGGGATCGTCGGCAAGCGCCAGGTTCGAGGGGAACCCGCCCCAGATCGCTGGGCTTGGGCAAGAGAACGGGGCAGCGGTGTCTTCCGGCCCGTAAACCATTTGAGCGGACATAGAATTGGCCCTTAAAGAAGGTTGTGGGTCGAAAACACTTACGCGTTCGCGGCGGCGCGAGAACCAACCGCCAGGCGGCGACGGTCGTAGACGATGCCGTTGAATCGGCTGTTGACGTAATTGAGCCAGACCTGATGCTGGTTTGCGGAGCGGAAGGCCGGCGTCTCCTTCATCCAGCCGCCCTTGAAGTAGACGGTGCGATACGCGCCCCAATCGAGCGTGTAGATCGGATCGTCGGAGTCGTCGTCCAGAGGAGGAGCCCAGATCAAAGGAGCGCGGGCGTAGGTCGGTCCCTTCGCCGCGAAGTCGTAGCCGAGGTTGTCATTGCGCGTCTCCGCAAGCAGTTCCATGGCGTTCAGGATTTCCTCCGGAACGTAGTGGGCGTGCGACGGGGGACCGGCGTGTTCGGGGTACGAGACGCCCATGGGCGGCGTGAACATGATCCGGCGGGTCATCTTGCGCATGCGCGTGATGAGGTCCGCGTCGGTCACATTCGTGTACTTGTAGGTGTAGTTCTTCCAGTTGGGATACGTGGAAGGATTGATGCCGCCGACGTCGGTGTGAGCGACGGAGTCCGCGCCCGTGGGGACGTTGCCAGAGAAGGAACCGGAGCCGGCGACGGAGTCCCCGATGCCCGCGGTGGTGACGTCCTTCTGGATCCAGTAACGGAGGTTGTACGGCGTCTTCTTGTCGCTGGTGTTGGGGGGAACGCCCCAGAACCAGTCCTCGATGAACTCGGCCCAGCCCAGGAGCGCCCGATAGCGCTTGAGGCGGACATAGTCCTGGATGCGGGCCTCGCCTTCGTTGATGGCGATTTCGTTCTCGTCCCATGCCCAATAGAAGTCCGAGAACCGCCACGGGACGTCGCCCGTGGTCTGCGCGTTGTCCTGTGCGACGTTGGGGTCCGTTTGGTACAGGCCCTTGAATCGCGCGTTATCGGAACGGCGCGTCAGGAGGTTGATCTGGATCGCGTAACCGGATTCGGCCTGCGTGCGCGAAGCCGACATGATTTGGTTGAACGCGATGTACTTGTTTTTGTCGCGGCTGATGTCGGTCAGCTTCATCCGCCCCAAGTCCTTTTGCGTGGACGCAATCAGGTCGGGGATATTTTCGGCTTCGAGGACTGGCATGGGTCAACTCCGAGCGTGCCACGAAAACGGGTTAAAGAAACGTATCGGCATCGTCCTTGGCAGGCTGGCCTTTAGGATCAATGCCAAGATCCATGAGCATTTGACGGGTGGCGCTCCCGTTGGCCTCGCCGGCCACGGTGCGATGTGTCGGCGTCCCAGGGGCATATCGCCCCTTCTCGTCCCGCGCTCTTTGCTGAGCGGCGATGGCGGCCCTCTGTTGGTCGATGGCGATGCTACCGGCAAGTCCGCCTTGCGCCGGAGCAGCGACGGCTGGAGCACCCATGACGAAGGGGAGCACTTGCTTGACCATGGCCTTGCGGTCGACGGCGATGCCCATTTGCTCGGCCTGGCGGATCATCGCGCTGGCCATGCCGACGATCTTTTCCTGAAGGGTCGCGTCCTCAAGTTTGGCCGCGTCATAGCCCGCTTCCGTCACCGCTTCGGAGAGGAGCTTCTTGCCCTTCTCCGCGGCTTGCGCCTGTTGGTAGATCGCGGCCACTTGCTGAGGGATGCTATCCTGGATCTTTTTCAGTTCGGCCTCGTACTTGGCCTTCTGGGCCTTGAGGGCCTTGGACAACTTCTGCATGTTGTCGTCGTAGATCGCGGGATCGAAGTCTGGGAACTCGTCGACGATGTCCGCGGCTTGCGCTGGTGTCGGTTCAGTCGCTTGAGCACGCGGTTGCTCGCGCGGCCTTACCTGGTTCATGAGCTTGATCGCGCGTGCCAGTTCGGCGTCGGAGGAGTATTCCGCGGCGTCCGTGATCCCGAAGCTCGATGCCAAGGCCAGCATGTGAGAAGAGAGAGCCGGCGGCGGTGCGGGCGCCGCCGGACTCTCCGGGGCTGGCGAGACTTGGGGACTTGCTTCGGATTTGAGTTCCGGGGGCGCAGGTGCGTCCAGGAACAGGTCGACGTCCCGGAGCGGGGCGTCAGGAGGAGAAGCGCTGATAACAGTTTCTTCGTTCATGGATGAGGTTCCTTTATGCCGGCCAGAAAATATACTCCAGGTCGCACTCCGCCGTGTTGGCGATTGCGTACGGCGCGGACACGTCACTCCCCCAACGGAAGACGCATGCCTCGCCGGCCTTGAGCTTCAAGATGTCGTTCCCCGAGCCGGTCGCGGAACGAATTTCGATGAAGTTTGTGTCGTCCAGGTTCTTCATCCACGCGAAGCCACCCGTAACCGTGACCCCGCCCAGGATGAGTGCTTCTTCGGAAGTGCCGATCGCTTGGACGTGATGAAGGAAGACGTCTCCAGAGACGGTGATTCCCAGGGAGGAAAGAGCGCGGCTGATCGAGGCCACATTTCCTTTGGCGTAGGACACGGTGATCGACAGGGTCAATTCGTTTGCCATGACTAATCCCCGTATCCGCCCGCGCGGTCGTGATAGCCGTACGCGCGCAGGTATTCTCGACGATGGCCCCGATCGCGGAAGATCGGTTGGCCTTCGCTCGTGTATTCGGTGGGAACTCCCTTGGCGACATCGGAGGCCGTCGCTTCGGGGATTCGCGATGGGATGACAGACAGCGCGTCAGACCCCTTCATGGGCCAGCACGCGGGTCGAGCGCCGTCGGGGGCTTTGTTCTTTTTGAGGAGATCCTTGATGCGATTGGGGAACGCGCGGTCGAACTCTTCGCGCGAGACTTCTTCTTCGTCGATGAAGTATTTGTTGACTCTGCCGTAGATGACTTTCGCCCGACGCATGGTTGACCCGAAAAAAAGAGGGGTCGCCGGCTTTCGCCAAGCGGCCCCACAACACGGGTCGCGACAGGTGTAGGCTGCTGGTAGGCGGGTAGCGAACCCGCATGCAACCTATGCTTTGGATGACCGCTATGGTTGCGGCCGGCTCTCCCCAGAAACCTCACCACATTGTTGATTCTTGCTTTGTTTTCCCGTTCGTCAATAGCAGGTATTAGTTTTGGCTTTCTCCTTCCTGCATTGCCGCCATCACTTCCTGGTCCTGCGCCTCCGGTCCCGAGACACTCGTGCGCGTGTATTCGCCCGTCCCTGGAGGGCGAATGCGGGGCGATTGATCGCTTCCTCCGCCTTGCTGTTCCTGCTGCGCGGCGATGTCCACGGGGATGATCCGCAAGACTTCGTCGAGATCGGGAAGGCCCATGTACTGCGCCATCTTCTTGACGAACGCCACGAAGTCGATAGCCGCTCCCTGCTGCATGAGCATCGGCGCCATGGGCATAATGAGCTGCTGGAACAACTGCATCCACTGACCCACGCGTTGCTCAGGGGACACCGGACGCATCGAGTAGGGGTGGACGTCAATGCCTATCTGTCCCCACCGAGATACTCCCCCTCCATAGCGGTCCTCTGGAGTGATCGCATCCTGGGTCGCGAACTCCGGTAGGCCCTCCGGTTGGACGGTGAAGGGCATCGGACGGCGCGAGTGCCATTCGTGCCACAAGAGTGCTTCGCAGATTCCCTTGGTCCGGCCAACCGTCTCCCCTTGGTAGAACTCGATGAGCTTGGAGGACGAGGCCGCCAGCAATTCCTCTTGTCCTTTGGTCGGCGCCTGCGCGCCCAGCCCGCCCATCACTTCGAAGTTCCCCCCGAAGTAGCTGATCTGGTTTTTCAGGTGCAGAAGGTAGGCCAGGTTTTGTTGGTCCGGTCCCCCGAAGCGGGTTTCCTGAAACGCGTCCGGGTGCGTAACGGGAACGATGTCGCCATCCCCCGCGCGCCGGACTTTGTCGGCGTCCCCGGATCCCGCCTGACTGACGAGAAGGTTGGTCTTCTGCCGGTCCATCTGGCGCAGGAGTTTGCGCGTGCCGCGGTTGATCGCTTCGTGCATGTCGAGGATCGCGTGCACAGGAGGCGTCGGCATCAGGGCGCCGGGCACCTCGTCGAACCCGAGGATGTGAAATGGTCCCGTGTTGGTCGAGTTGCGCGGGCCGAGGTACTCTTCGAAGCGGATCGGCCGGCGGTCGATTTCGTTGCCCACGATCGGGAACGTGACCAGGATTCCTTCTTTGGGGAGAAAGAGTTCCCAGCAGTCGATGTAATCGCGAAGGCGCCGGTCGTGCTGCTGATCTTCTTGTTGAAGGCTCTCCGTCTTCTCCACGCCCTCGTCGGTCGTCGCTTGGTCGCGGTCTGGCTGCAAGGACGCGACGAGCGCCTGATCGAACCCAGGCCCCGTGAGGGATTCTTTGGGAGCGGTGTAGCGATGGCCGATGTAATCGAGCTGATTCCACGACGCCGCGTTCATGTCGTAGACCGAGCGCTCCGGATCCACGGTGTCCGCCCAGGCCACCAGGTCGGGATGCCCGTCATAGACAGAGGACATTCCGGAGCAGACCTTAATCATGCCGATCGGAAAGATGAGCGCATCCATCGCCCAGCGTTTGAGCGTCAGTTCCAGGCCCATCGCCTGGAAAGCCTTGTTCGCCCATTGTTGGAGGCCGAAGGCGACAGGACGCAAGGAAGGCTCGGACGCCTCGCACATGACGGCGGGGTTGCGTGAGACGAGATGGCGAGTCAAGATCGAGAGTTGCAGGCGGATGAAATTCTGAGGAACTCTTTCGCGGCATCCCGCGGTCCCTCCGTAGTGGCGGCCGACATATTGCCGCAAGATGTCCATACGCTTCATTTGGAAGCTGGCCAGTTGCCTGCGCGACCATTGCACGGAGTCGACCAGGCGCTCAATGAATTTTTGCTCAAGCAT